AACTTGAAAAGATCTATGCAGGTTCGAACTCGACCTTCGACGAAATCATGTGGTTCTATCCTTCTCTCGAATCGCCCAATGGCGAGAACGACCGCTACGTCATATATAACACGCGCGAGAAGCACTGGTCCATTGGCACCATGCCCCGCACGGTCTGGGAAGATAGCAATACGTTTTCGCGCCCCCTTGCCATTGACGACAAGCCCTCCAACATTTATTATCAGGAATCTGGCTACACTGCCGATAGCTCCGTCCTCGCCGCCAATCTCGAAGGCGCGTACTTCGATCAGCAGGACGGCAACAGCATTGTGTTCGTCAACAAGTTCGTGCCCGACTTCTCCAACCTGTCCGATAATACGCCCTACGTCGGCACCCTCAACATCTCGCTCCAAGCCCGTAAATATCCGGGTGGCCCGGTTATCACCAAGGGTCCCTTCCCCGTCACCGGTAACACCCAGAAAATCTCCACCCGTCTACGGGGCCGCGAACTGGCCATCCAAATCCAGTCCTCGACTTCCTCCAACGTGCCGTGGCGGATGGGTCAGTTCCGTATGGCAATCGAACCGGACGGTCTGCGATGACCCGCCGCATCTCCTCCCGCACCTTTCCTACGCCGCCTGACGCTTGGGACCCTGCCTCCCGCGACGCATGGAATCGGCTCATTACAGTACTCGAACAGAGCGACCTCTTCGACCCCGGTCGGCGCACCCGTCCCCAGTTCATTGTGCAGGGCACCGTCAGCGCCCCCATCACCGTCGATATGCTAAATCCGTCGGTCACCGCCCTTACCAACGTCGTCGGCAAACTCCTGCTCGCCCTCCAGTCCAGCAACTTCGTCGACGTCCGCTAGGTTTATTTTCCAAACCTAACGTGGTATAATAAGCATCAGAAGGCCCATCATGTCCGACACCCTGTTTGCCCCTTCTTTTGCGCCGTTCTCCGCAGAAACCGACGTTCCTGCTGTGGGGATTGGTGCGCCTGAAGACGGCATCGTGCGGACTATGGCTTTCGCGCCGGCCCTCAACGCCCTCCCTGCTGCGTTGCCCTCAAGCGGTAATGTGTTCCGCTCCTACACGCCGCCTCCGCCCGACTCTTTCGATCCTTTCACCGCTGCTATGACGGGCGGCATCCCTTCCTTCTTCTCCTACCGCGAAGGCGCTCTGCCCAACCTCGGCGGTACTGGCACGGACGGCGGTGGCCTTGGCGGTGGTGACGGTAGCGGCGGCGGGAGTGGTGATGGCGGCCTAGGAACTGGCGGCGTCAACATGGGCGGCGAGATGGCCGGCAGCATAGACCTTGGCCCCAATCCCGGCAACCTCGGCAACCTCGGCGGTCTTGATTTAGGTCGCCTGGGCGACATTAGCCTTTCAGATCTGGGGCGCGGCTTTTCCCTCGGCAGTCTTGTTGGCGGGCCAGCCGGTGGCCTCGTTGGTGCCCTTATTGCCGCCGCTCGCAGCATGAGTGCGGCTGAAGCGGCAAGAGAACCGGCTAGGGCACACGCGCAAATTCACGACCGTGCCGTCCAAGACATGCTCAACGCGCTAGAAAATACCCCGCTTACTGCACAGGAACTTGAGGATGCGCGAACGGTTGCCCAGCAGATTGATATCGACAATCTTACTTTCGACGAGGTCGCGCCTACTCAGGTAGCCACAGTTACAAGTCCAACTCAGGGGCTTGCCACTGTTTCGCCCGCCGCCGTCGCGGATGATGTCGGGCCCGGTGCGGTGTCTGCTGCTACTGCTGCGGCCCAAGCACAAGCTGCCGCTGAAGCTTTGGCTGCTGCCACCGAACCCGACGCCCAAGCAGTGGGGCAGGGTGTATTCGGCGAAGTCGGCCCTGGCGCGCCGGGCACACCGGGCGGAGCTTTTGGCGCTCCCGATGGCCTAGGCGAAGGCTGGGGTGACGCTGACTTCGGTGGTATCGCCGACGCCAATGATGCTGCCAATGCTGCTGCCCAAGCCGACGCCAATGCCGCTGCCGCCAACGCCGACGCAGATTCCCAGCCAGGCGGGGTGGATAGCGGCGATGCTCCCGGCGATGCTGGCGATGCCGGTGATGCTGGCGATGCTGGTGGTAATGCTGGCGAGGGCGGTGATGCTGGCGGCGGTGATGCTGGCGGTGGCGACGGCGGTGACGGAGGGGGCGATGGTGGTGGAGATGGTGGCGGTGATGGCGGCGGCGGAGATGGTGGGGGTGGTGACGGCGGTGGTGGCGGAGATGGTGGAGGCGGCGGTGATGGCGGTTATCGCAGGGGCGGCGTCGTGAAGTACGCTGAAGGCGGCCTCGCTGTTCTCGGCAATGACTTTAATTTTGCCGATGACTATGCTATAAACATGATGGGCGGTCAAATGCCTGAAGCCTTTGCTAACGGGGGCCTTGTTCCGCTGGCAGGCGGCGGCAAGATTGCCATTGGTCCCGGCGGCGGCCTCGACGACCTGATCCCAACGTCCATCAATGGGCGGCGGGCTGCGGCTCTTTCGGATGGCGAGTTCGTCATCCCCGCCGACGTAGTCTCCATGCTTGGGGACGGTTCTTCTAACGCAGGCGCCCGGCGTCTGTACGATCTGATGAGGCAAATTCGCGACGCCAAGACCGGAACTGCACGCCAAGCTGGTCCTCTGCCCGTTGGCGAGATTCTTAAAAGGAGCCTTGGCGAATGAGCATCCTAGGCGATATCTTCGGGACTTCGCGTTCCGCTAACACTGCCACGACAACTTCGACGCCGCAAGTCCCGGCCGATGTTGCTGCCGCACGCACGGATCTTCTGTCGCGTGCCCGCGCCTTCGCCGCCGAGCCTTTCCCTCAATACAACCAGCCGCGCGTTGCAGGTTTCACCCCCGACCAGCAGGCCGGCTTCCAAACGACCCGCAATCTTGCAGCGCAGTCCGGTGCCCTCGGCGCCCTGACCCCCGAACTTACGCAGGCCGGTATTGCCGCTTCTCGGGGAATGGCCCGTGCGCTACCGGACGTTGATCTTTCCGGCTACATGTCGCCCTACACGGAGGCGGTCCTTGACCCTGCCATCCGTGCTATCGAAGAACGTGCCGCACAAGGACGTCTGCGCCTTGGCCAGCAGTCCGCCCGAGCAGGCGCATTCGGCGGTTCTCGTCAGGCCATTGCCGAGTCCGAACTTGAGCGTGGTACCCAGCGTACCATCGGCGAAGAGACTGCCCGGCAGCGCGCTGCCGCCTTCAACCAAGCAATCCAGCAGTTCCGCGAAGACCAGACGCGCATCCCCGGCCTCTTCTCCACGGCCCTCGGCCAACTTGGCACCGGCCTCTCGCAAACCGGCGGTCGCCTTGCCACCGAAGCGCAGCCCCTTATCAATATCGGTGCCGCGCAGCAGGGTCTCAATCAGCGCAACCTCGACGTCCTGCGCGAAGCCTTCCTTGAAGAACGTGACTTTCCTACGCGCGGTATTGACGTCCTTCGCGGGGCACTTGGCCTGACGCCCAATACCCTCGGCATCGGCACTGCCGGCACTTCCGTCGCACCCAGCCCCAATGTCGCGGGTTCTATCATCACCGGCATCTCCCAAGCCCCTCAAGTCATCCAAGGCGGGACGGCTGTTTTGAATTTCCTCCGGGGCCTGGGCGGCACTGCCGGTGTGAGTGAGGGCATGTTCGCGCGCGGGGGCCTTGTTAACTTGTCTCCCGGTAACAATTAAAGGGCACGACCCCAGCCATGTCCGAATCTTTCCTCGACATACTTCGCAATCGCGTTGCCTCTAACATGCAGAATGAGGCGCTGCAACGGTTTTCCGAATTTGGCGCGGGCATGGCTGCCACCCGCAGCCCCAACTTCTTCACCATGCTTGGCGGTGGCGCTCGCGCCCAGGCTGAAGGCGACCGTACCCGCATGGACGAATTGCGCCGTGTCGCAGAAGCCGAACGCCAAGCCCGCGCCCAGCAGGCCGAAGAACAGTTCCGCAACCAGCAACTCGAAAACGAACGTCTGCGCCGCCTTAACGAAGAACGTCGCATCAACGCCGATATTGCTACGGGGCGGCGTCCTAACATCGTAACGATGATTGACCCTGAGACGCGCAACGCAGTTCTTGTCAACGCCGAGACCGGGCAGGTGGTTTCTCGCACACCTTTCCGCCCCATGCAGGAACTACGCAATGCGCCGCGCCCCCTCTCTCAAGCGCAAATTGCTAACATTCGACAGCAGGTCACGCGCCTAGCCAGTGCTGATGCAGGCATCATCGAGGGTGTTGCTCCAACCCCGGCACAAATCACTCGCCGCGATGAACTTGCAGATCGCTATTTCCGCGACAGGCTGGACGCGGCCGCTGCCGGGCTGCTGGACTTTCAAGGTGGCGGCGCGGGAACCGGCTCTGCCGGTACTACGACAGGCGGCGGCCCTGCGCCAAGCCAAGTACTGCAATATGGCGGCCCCGCTGCACCGGCTGCACCGCGTACTGGTCCTCGCATTTCGGCGCAACCTACGCAGCAGGCCCCGCAGTAATTTATGGCGAACGGCATCTTCGATTTCGAACTTCCCGACAAGCGCATTATTCGGGTGGAGGGCGCCCCCTCCGAAGAAGCTGCACGCGCTTTCATGGACACACAGTGGGATCGCCTCCGCCGCGAGATGCCCATTGAAGGCTTTGGCGAAAGCTTCGGCCAGCAGTTCCGTGGTCAGTTCGGCGCAGTTCCCGGTGCCCTCCAAGCTGGCGCTGCCGCTGTCGGTGCCCCCGAAAGCATCACTGCCGGTCTCGGTGCTGCTCGCGAGTTTGTAGCCCCCGGCGATACCCGGCCCGGCACCCGCGCCCCTGAACCCGGTGACTTCCTCCGTAACCCCATTGATGCCTTGTCTGCATACGCAGGTCAAGCTGCCGGTGCTGTTCTCGGCGGCGCGGCAACTATCGGCACTGGCGCTCTTATAGGCGCTGCGCGAGGCGGTAAACCGGGCGCGGCAACCGGTGCTGGCGTTGCTCTATTCGGCGGCTCCATCCTCGGCAGCGTCGATGAACTGTATCAGGGCCTTATCGCAGAAGGCATCCCTCCGCAGCAGGCTGGCATAATTGCCACTACTGCTGGCGCCGCTATTGGCGCAGGCGAAGCGGCAGCCCTCGGTCCCGTTATTAAGCGGATCATGGGCAACCAAGTCAGCGATGCTGTCGTGGATCGCATTGCTTCGCGCGTCATCGGCGGTCGTGCTGGCGGAGTCCGGCAGACTGCGGCCCTCGGTGCGGGCGGCGAAATGCTGGGCGAAACAGCACGCCAAGGTGTCATCGCTACCGCAACCGGTGACCTTGATCTGGCCGAACGTGCAGAACGTGTTCTCGAATCCGGTATCGTGGGCGGCATTGCAGGCGGCGGTGTCGGTGCTGGCGTCCGCGCTATCGGTCGTGCTGGCCCGGCTCCCGGCGCAACTGCCCCCACCGCCGAGCAGGAAGCTGCTGCCCTCGAAACCCTGCGGCAGGGCACGCTGCCCGGCGAAACCCCCATCGAAGGCGCCCAGCAACCGGCTCCCGCCCCTACGCCTGTTGAGGCTGGCCCTCCGCGCCCGGCTCCCCTTCCTATCCCTGACCGGCCCGAGCCCTTTACGACCCGCGAAGAAGCCGAAGCCTTCATTGCCGCCAATCCGCAGTTCACACCTCCGGTTGCTCTGTCCA